TATGACATATGATGATGCAGTTATAGCTAATGAAATAGCCCAAGAAATAGAAAACATATTTGAAGAATTACAACAAGAAATATTTGAAGAATTTACGTTTGAAGAAATAGAACAAAACTTTGAAGAAATGTTAACATTCTTTAAGGAACCCCCTCCTTTAGAAGAAATGTTCCCCGAAGAAGAATTATCTTTTGAGCCTATGCTAATGATTGTAGAAGAGATGCCTATGGAAGAAGAGATTATAATGGAAGAAGAAACTATTATAGAAAAAGAAGTTATTAGAGAAGCACCTAGACTTACATTCTTACCACCTGCACCTAGAGAAGAAGAAATTTACGAAGAGAGCCAAGAGATTATAGCTAGTTTCTTACCAATGTTACCCCCAGAAGAAGAAACATTTACTGAGGAAGAAATAATAGAAGAAGAGATGGTTGAAGAAGAAGTTATTATGGAAGAAGAAATAGTAGAAGAAAAGCCATCAAGATTTACAGCTACCCCTAAAGAAAAAACAGAAGAAGAAATAATAGAAGAGGAAGAAGTAAAGGAGGAGCCAAAAACAATGGCTAAAAAATCAAATGAAAAACAAATTAAAGAAAAAAAATCCACTAGCGAAACTACTAAAAAGTCCGCTGTTTCATCAAAGAAAATTACCAAACAAAAAAATATACAGTCGAAAGATAAAACAACAAATGTTACTTCACAGCCAAGGCTTGTAAACTTAGAGAGAATTATGGACAAAGTTGATAAAGATATAAAAGATATATCAAAGAATTTACAAATTAAAAATATTATTAAACTAGATGCTATGGCAAATGACCAAGCATCATTAGATGTTTATAATGTACCCTTCTATAAAAGTAAAGATATTTATTTAGATCAAATAGAAATACAGGATTTAAGACAACTGTATGAAAATAAAACTTTAGCTAGTTATAAATCTACTGACCCAATAGCTATTGTGCAAGATAAACTAAATAATATAAATATTAAAAAAAGAAAAATACTAATAGAACTGGAGCAATTGAAAAATGGATAAAATAAAAGGACAACTAGCAGGAGTCGCAGCATTACTTGGTGTTATCGCAGCAATAGGTGGTGGCTTTGTAAAGTATGGAGAAGTTATGACTAAATTAGAAGTACTAGAAGGTGCATCTAAGGGTATTGATATGAGTTTTCTATCAGAAATAAAAGTGTTACAAGAAAAAGTTAACAAATTAGAAAATGCAGATACAACTCATACACATGATACAACTCATACACATGATGATACTGCTACCAAAGTTCTTGAAAAAGAATTAGAATTACTAAAGGTACAGATAGAAGAAATTAAAATTAGATCTTCTAACCCATTAGCTAATTAATGGACAAACCTCCTTTTGAAATTAGAATTGCTATACTAATATTTGTAGGTGGATGTGTACCAATTTTTATACATAATATTGTATATAAATTATGGGATGTAAGTATAGTAAGAGCAGCAGAAATTACATTTTTACTATGTATTCCTGTAGCATTTTGGATGGCAGAAAAAATTAATCAACGATGGCATGATGATCAGGAGTAAATATGTATTTAAATGCTAATATACCTATCATAGATTGTTATGTTAGGGGAAACTATTTAAGAGATCAAAAAGATTCACACGATAAATACTTTGGATGTGCTGTATTTGGTTTTAGTTCTATACCAAATCAAGTACCACTATTTCATTTTATGATGGATGATGGTGGTTTATGGTGGAGAGCACCTATATCAGCCTTTTGTAAAAAGCCAGGTGTAAAAGAACTACCACTTAATGAATTAGTTATGTGGGATAGTTTTAGTTATAATGTAAGTGTGACTACATTTTATGAAATATTTGGGAATAAAATGCAGTATATATCAAGACGTAAAGTTTTAAGAAAAGGCACTTATTTATTTACAATAGATTGGGGACCAGGAGATTATAATGAATTAGACTTTGGTTATACGCAACATCCAGATCAACATAAATGTGGCCATGTATTAGAATTAGATGATGGTAACTATGCGATACAACCCAACAATAGATTAAGAGTCTATGATGCATCAACAGGCTCTGATCCAAACGAAAAACCCCTTATAAATAGACTAGTTAATAATACAAGATGGTCAGTTGAAACTAGTTCTAAATGGATAACTGACGAACATGAGGAGGGTAGTTATGACTACCATTTTAAGGAGATAAAAGATGGCGAAAAAGAAAAGCACGGTAAATAAAGCAGGCAACTACACTAAACCTGGCATGAGAAAGAGAATGTTTAACTCTATTATGGCCAGTTCTAAGGGTGGAAAACCTGGACAATGGAGTGCAAGAAAAGCTCAAATGTTAGCTAAAAGATACAAAGCAGCAGGGGGAGGATATAAATAATGGTTAAGAAAATTAAAAAAGTTGCTAAAGCATTAAAGAAAGCATCTGCTTTACATAAAAAACAAAGTAAGATTATTGAAAAGCATGTTAAGGAAATGAAGTCTTATGGCAAAAAAAAGAGAACCTAAAAAAGGAACAGGAAAACACCCAGGAAAAAAACATGGTAGGAGACTTTATACAGACGAAAACCCTCGTGACACTGTTGGAATCAAGTTCGCAACGCCAGCGGATGCGAGAAAAACAGTATCGAAAGTTAAAAAGATATCTAAACCATTTGCTAGGAAAATTCAAATTCTAACTGTTGGAGAACAGAGAGCAAAGGTTATGGGTAAATCTGAAGTAGCATCTATATTTAAGAAAGGTAAAGAAGCTATAAGAAAAGGGAGAAAAACATAATGGCACTTGCAAAGAGTCAAAGGAGTTTGAAAGCATGGGGAAAACAAAAATGGAGAACCAAATCTGGGAAGAAGTCTTCGGAGACTGGGGAAAGATATTTGCCAGAGAAAGCTATCAAAGCACTATCATCTGCGGAGTATGCGGCAACGACAAAAGCAAAACGGCAAGGAACAAAGAAGGGAAAACAGTTTGTGAAACAACCGAAAGGGATTGCAAAAAAAACAGCTAAGTATAGGAGATATAAATAATGATGTACGGAAAAATGAAAACTAAAAAAAAGAAAAAAGTAACTGGTAACAGAAAAAAACTAGACATGGATAAAGACGGTAAGCTAACAGCTAAAGACTTTGCTATGTTAAGAAAGAAAAAGAAAAAATAATGAGAAAAGGTTTATATGCTAATATCCATGCTAAAAGAAAGCGTGGTGGTAAAATGAGAAAGAAAGGTGCTAAAGGTGCACCCACTGCTGCAAACTTTAGAAGAGCAGCAATGACAGCTAAGAAAAAATAATGGTAGCAAAAAAATATCAGAACCCATCTGGTGGATTAAATGAAGCAGGTAGAAAATATTTTAAAAGAACTACTGGTGCTAATTTAAAAAGACCTAGCAAAAAAGTTGGTAACAAAAGAAGAGCCAGCTTCTGTGCGAGGATGAAAGGTATGAAGAAAAAACTTACATCTGCTAAAACAGCTAACGACCCTAATAGTAGAATTAATAAAGCACTTCGTGCTTGGAACTGTTAATATAAAATAAAAAAGGGGAGCCGTAAAGACTCCCCCCTAGCAAGCAACAACGAGACACACAGAGTATTTACTCTGGGTGTCTTTTTTTTTGGTCTGATTGATAAAGTGATCTATCACCCCATCTCTTTCTCCAAAGATAACTACTAAGATTAGATGCATATCTTTCAAAGTATTCCATAATTATATTATGCCAAAATAACTTTCTAAATTTTTTGTATAATTTGTTTAATATCATTTTCTAATTTCTTACCTATAGAGTTAGCATGATTGATTACAGCAGCACATAGATTACCATGATATGGGTATGCTTTTAGAGCATCTCTAATTTTACCTACAGGTTTGCCCCCATAGTCAATCACAATTGCATTATCTTTATTTAATCCTATCTTTAATTCAAATAATATTCCTGTAAATTTACTGATATCATTTTTTTCCGACATCTTTATCTCCCTCTGGATTAAAAGGTTTGAGTTGAGATATCTGATTCATTAAAGAAAACACCTCACCATATGGCCTTGTCATAAGGTATTTCATCATATCTTTTAATTGCTCAGAATCAACAAGATATTGTCTTGGATGTGGTTGTTGTATTTTTTGTTTTTCGTCTGCCATTTATTCCTCCTATTAAAATGGTATATCATCCTCTGTAGGATAATGTTTTTTTAATGTTTCTAATTTTTCTTCAGCAGTAGATATCAACTCTAACTGTTTATCAATCTCGTGTATAAACTGTGGATGTTCCCCTATACCTACTGACTTATCCATATAAACATTAATTGTAGCTTTTGCTACTTTTATATCTGCTTCGTATTTAGCAGTTAGTGCTTCAATAAACATTTCTCTCATTACTCTGCCCCTTTAAATTGATAGTATTTATTCTCTACTAATTCCTCATCATCAAGATAAGGATTAGATTTAGCTGCATCTGATTCTCTAGCATCTCTTATAGTTTGATTTAAAGTTCTATTCTTTTTCAAACACCCTGCAACAAAATCCTCTACCTCTATTATTGCTTGTTTAACTCGACCCATTACTAACCTCCTGTATTAGTCTATTTAAATACCACTGTGCTTTTTGTAAATCTTCTAATGGCTCTCCTTTAAATTTATATCTAGAAACATATTTTAGTATATTACCTTTTAGATACCCATGGAACTCATCACTAGTCATACAATCACTAATTACATCTATAGTTTCTTTCTTACCATGTAAATAATGTTGTGGTGCATTGACATTATCTTTTGCCATACTTTCTCCTAATTGTATTATACTCTATCATCTCTAAATCATACTCACCTTTAGATACATTACGTTTAACTACAAGTCCACTCCACCACATTTGCTGTGTAGCTTTAGCATAATTTTCTTTATGATGCAAGTAACATCCTGCAGATAATCCCATAAGTTTTCTACCAGAAGGTAATGCACACATAGCATAATCAAATGTATGTATATGGCCTACAGTAGAAGATACTTTATTTTTTAAGAGAAGAGAACGAGCAACATTGTCACCGCTAATAGGCTTACCCATGACACCAGTAGGATAATTGTGGCAGTAATATATACCATCAACATTGACAGGCTGTTGGTATGGATAAACTTCCCAACCAAATTTTTCAAATTTAAAATCGTCTGTACTAATTGTACCTTCAAGTTCTGGTATGTCATCTACTGTTCTATCTATCCTATCTTCATGATTTCCAAGTAGCATGATTTTTCTTGGCCGTCTTCCGTTAAGACCTTTGTTAAATTTTTCTAATGCATCATGAGCATGGTCTATATCTTTTTTATATCTCCTACCTTCAAATTGTTTTTTACCTTTATCATAACTTGATAGAGAATCCATACTTGCAAAGTCTCCCATGCATACTATGGTGTTAGGTTTTAAATCTGCTGCAAGTTTACCTGCCCATAAAAACCTATCATTGCTTGCTTTAGGTGTGCAATGAGGATCACCTATAACTAAATGTGTTGCCACTAGTTTAACTCCTTATCACGTTTCTGTTTTAAAAATTCAAGAAAGTCAATAACATTAGAATCATCGTCAAACTCTGCAACAGAACTAATTGACATGTCTTTCTGATTGTTGTTTTTATCGTCAGCAAATCCTCTTAGTCCCCATAGAAACGTAGAATGAGGGTCAGTGGTTGCCATTTTTATCATACCCCTAGCTATTGTAGAGCATAATTCGTATTCTTCTGTAGTCATTTTGGATTTACTATCCATTATAATACCACAG